TCTCAATCAGGACTCGAAAATATCGGGAAGGCGCCGGCCTAAACAGAGCCTACATTGAAGCAGCCTTGACGGTTCTCCCGGGCAACAAGGACATTCAGGATATCCACGCGCAATGGAAAGCGGCAGGTTGCCCGGAAAAGCAGTTTTACAGAACCGGTTCGAGCTACGAACCGTTGATTTCCTTTGTCGGTAAGGAGACGGACTTTGGCGGAGGATCGCCGGCCAGCTCCGTTCGCACGATGGACGGCTTGAGCCTTGGGTCATCAGCAAACCCAACGCGCCGACTGGTACAGACCGAAACCCCGGTGCAACCGGAAGTGCTTGACTACAACAAATCTTGTAGCGTCCACGAAGCGATCCAATGGGTGGCGGCAAATATCAGCAGGCACCCAAAGGACATCAGGCTTTCTGAAGTCCCATCGCCGACCGCATGGAATCTGCTTGTTTACGTTCAGGCAGGACCGGCCAACGAGAAGGACTTTTGGACCAACATTTGGTCAAAGACAATCCCGAGCAAGCAGCAGTTTGACGCAGCCATGCAACGCGACATCGACAACAGCAAACTGGAAGAGGTGATGGACGACATCCTCGCTGCGATCCGAAGTGATGGGGAACCGCCGCTGGTCCCCGTGGAGTTCAACTCCGGTGCTTGATGGCGTGGGGGAAAAAGGCAGTACGTTCCGCGGAATGGAGTGGTGGCGTCCATACTGCAGGACTATTGTGGAAAACATTGAGACCCGCAAAAAGCTGCTTGCCCGCGGTAACCGAGACCCGGAATTCGCCAAGACCATCAACCGCTATTGTTCAGCCGATCCGCATTTTTTCTTCAACTTCTTTCTGGTCACCTACGACCCAAGAAAAAAAGGCAGTAAGCTCCTCCCTTTTGTAACGTGGCCGTACCAAGACGAAAGCATTGATCGCACGATCGCCGCCATGGAGGACGGGTGCGGGCTGCTCTCCGAGAAAAGCCGCGACATGGGCGTAACGTACATCAAGACGGGAGTTTTCTTCCACCACTGGCTTTACCGCGACATGAGCTCGTTTCTTCTGTTGTCCAGAAAGGAAGACCTTGTGGACACGCGCAACGATCCAGACTCGCTGCTTGGCAAGATCGACCTTTACCTCAAGTACTTGCCGCGATGGATAGCCCCGCCGGTTGAGCGCCGCGAACTGCATTGCATGAATCTTCGGAACAATTCACTGATATCCGGCGAATCCACAAACGCCGATGCAGGGCGTGGAGGTCGAAGGACGGCAACGTGCGCGGACGAGTTTGCTTCGGTCCCAAACGCCCGCGAAGTCTACGCCGCCTGTCATCAGAACACTGGCAGCTTTCAGCCGGTCAGTACGCCAAAAGGCCGCGGCAATATGTTCTACGAGCTCAGCCGCAACCCGGCTTTCCGCAAAGAGCGCCTGCATTGGACGCTCCATCCAGCCAAATCCCGCGGGCTCTACACCGTAAGGAACAACAAGCTGCAGATCATAGATACCAGTTACAACTTCCCCAAGGAATATGCATTCAAGCTTGATGGGAAAATCAGAAGCCCTTGGTACGATACGCAGGAAGCGGAAATCGGGCACCCGTCCATTGTTGCTCAGGAGCTCGACATCGACTACCTTGGCAGTGATGCGCAATACTTCGACAGCAAAGACATCGACCGCATTATGAGCTCAACCGGGTTCAGTCCGATCGGCCGCGGGGAGGTCAGGAACGGGAAGTGGTGCAGCGAATTGAACGGAAGGCTTGTTGTCTGGATGGACCCGGACGACCTTTTGCGTTTGGGCGAGCAGGAGACGGGCAATCCATGGGTTGTTGCCGCCGATATCGCGCAAGGCACAGGAGCAAGCAACAGCGTCATTTCAATTGGTCACAAGCGACTGAAGCGAAAGCTGGGGTCGTTTGTAAGCGCCAACGTGCTTCCCAACGACCTAGCCGAACACGCCGTGACCATCTGCGAATGGCTTGGTGGTGCCTATTTGATCTGGGAAGCCAATGGTGCGGGCCGGGTGTTCGGCAACCGGGTGCAGGAGCTGGGATACAGCAACTTCTATTGGCACGAACTCACCGATGCAAAGAGCGCCGGCGTGACGAAGGCCGGCTTTTGGACAACGAACGACAACAAGCAATCTCTACTTGGTGAATATCGGCGCGCGATCCTTGCCGGCGACTATATTACGCACGACAAGGAGGAACTTGCGGAATGCTTGGACTACATCTTTACCCCCAACGGCGGCGTGGTCCACATGAAGAGCAAGGAATCTGAAGACCCCTCTGGAGCAAACGCAAACCACGGTGACCGGGTGATTAGCTCCGCTCTGCTGTGGAAAGCCATGCGCGGCAGCGGGCTCAAGGAAGGAGTCCTTGACAAGCCGGAGCCTCCCAAGTATAGTCCCGCTTGGCGAATGGAACAGGCAGCGAAAATCCGACGCGACGCTCAACTCAAGTACTGATCCAAGCCCCCTTCCGGGCATCCAAAAAACCACCATCGTCATATGCCCGAACGTGCAAATCCCATTGGCTTTACGAGGAAGGCGTGCAGCCATCTTGCAAAACGAATCGGAGCTGCCTGTCCATGAGCCAAGAGAACAAAGGAACAATTGAGAAGCTGGCAATCCCCACAGGGTTTGGCGCCTTAGTGGCCGCCCTGATTTATTTTGGCTTCGTAAAACCGCCCCAAGAACAACTGGCAGAGCAGATTGCACTTGAAAAGCGCCTCATATCCATCGAGGTCTCCGTGCAAAACGTCGGTGCCGCCGTGACGGCCATAGACCGCAAGATGGATGAGCGCCACCAAAACTACATCAACACGCAACAAATGCAAAAATGGGCTTACCAGTTGGAGCGCCAAAACCCAAGCCTTTCAGTGCCTTCAATTGACGGGCAAGCGAAGAACCCCAAATGAAAGACGCGCCGAATTACGACGACCTGAAAACCGCCGCAAGCAACGCGCGGCAAGCCCTTGAGGTGTTCCGCACCCAGAGGCTGGAAGCCGTTCGTCGTTTTGTTGGCAAGTGGTACGGGAACCAGAATCAAAGCGACAAGGTTCCGCAGAACATGATCGAGCTCGCGATGCAAATCTACTCGCGAATTCTCATGCCTCGAATCCCCGAATGCACCTGCAATGCAACCAGCAAAAGGCTTGAAGCCATCGCCACCAACCTTGGATTGGCCATCAACAAGACCCTCAAGGAAATCGGTTTTGAGGAAACGTCCAAGCGGTTCGTTCTCGATGCGCTTTTCAGCATCGGAATCATCAAGGTTGGATACCAGCCAATGGACACCGTTGAAATCCATGGCGTTGCTTTCGACCGCGGGATGCCGTTCGCCGATATTGTTGACCTTGATGACTTTGTTTTCGACGTGTCAGCCAAGCGATGGGATCAGGTTCAATTCATCGGCAATCGCTACCGAGTCCCCATCAACGTGTTGCGCAACTCTGAAATCTACAACTTCACCGAAGAGATGGCACGGCGGTATGCGCGCGGCGACAGCGATCGTTTCAACAACGAGACCGGCGAGCCGCGAATCGGCAACATGACGGCTGACACCTACGCGCTTCACGATGAATTCATGGACACGATCGAGCTGTGGGACATCTTTTTGCCCTATCAGCAAAGGATGATCACGCTCATTGCCGGCAGCAACGGCGGCATCGAGGACGCCGAGCTGCTTAGAGACGTGGAGTGGAACGGCCCGGAAAGGGGACCGTACATTACACTTGGGCTCACCGACGTTCCCGGGAACCTGATGCCTTTGGCGCCCGTTGCGACGTGGCGAGACCTTCACGACGCCATCAACATCCTTTCAAACAAAGTCATCCGGCAGGCTGAACGGCGAAAGGGGATCGGCGTTTTGCGTGGCGGGCAAGCGGAGCACGCCCAGAAAATAATGAACGCCATTGATGGTGACGTTGTGGAAGTCCCCAACAACGTCGCTATTGACGAACAATTCCTTGGTCAGATTGATCCGCAATCGCACGCCTTAAGCATCTCCCTGCGAAGCGAATTCATCTACAACGCTGGCAACTTGGATGCGCTAGGCGGGCTTGCGCCTCAGTCACAAACAGCTACGCAGGACAGCCTTCTTGCCGCGGCGGCATCGGTTCGCCCCGCGGAAATGCAGACTCGCGTTGTGGCTGCCATCAAGAAGACCTGCGAAGCGATTGGCTGGTATCTGTTTCACGATCCCTTGGTTGCCATCCCCATCAACAAGCGGATTGAAATTCCGGGGATGGAACCCATCGAGTTTGAGACGGCCTTCACGGCGGATCAAATTGAGGGCGACTTCTACGAGTACAACATTGAGATCAGCGTCCACAGCCAGCAGGACAACAGCCCGGGCGCCCAGCTCCAAAGGTTTGAGCGATTCCTTCAGCTTCTCTACACCGCTTTGCCAGCCATCCAAGAACAGGGGATTGCCCTCAACTGGACCGAGATCATCAAGAGTTATGCGAACCTGCTTGGGATCAAGAACGTCGCAGACTTTGTGAGCTCGGATTGGATCGTCCCACCAAACCCAATCATGCCGCCCGAGCGAGGCGCACCCAAGCGTGCCGATGGTCCCGGCAAGCCCGCCCAAACAAAGCGGGTCTATGAACGCATTAGCCGCACCGCTGGAACCCGAAGAGGGCAGGATCATGTAATGGCGATGCAGGCAATTGGGGGCAAACTCAGCGCCCAACAGACCGCCGGCGCGCAAAAGGGAATCGGATAATGCCGGTCTATTGCTACACAAACGATGCCCACAACCAAACCATTGAGCGGGTGTTTTCGATGAAGGACGACATTCCGCGAGAGATCGTCCATAACGGCGTTGTGTTCCGCCGGGATTTGTTGGCGGAGCACAGGGGAACTTTTCATCGACCGGGATTGTGGCCGATGATTTCCCCAAACCTTGGATGGCCGGCTGGTTATATGCCAACCGTTCGCGAGCGTCTTGAAAAGGCTGGATGCCAGACAGACTTCACCAAAACCAACGATCCGATTCTTCGGGACCGCCACCACCGCGCCGAGTACATGAAGGTTTTCGGCTTGTACGACCGAGACGCAGGCTATTCAGACCCAAATACCACGAGGAGAAATGAAGATGGCGATTGACAACATGAGTTTCGAGGACATGTATGGAGACGAAGCGCCCGGCGACGCCCAAACTACCGCCGGTACTGCCACGAAGGAGCCTGATGGCGACATCGAGGCCGCTTCTACCGATGAAGGGAATCCCGGTAGCGACAACGACGGCATTGACGAGCTTGCCGCCGAACTTGGTTTTGATCCGGACGAGATCAAGCTTTTCCGGTCCAAGGGTACACTCGAAAAGCGAATCGCTGAAGCCGCCAAAGCCCAAGGCAAGCTAGACGACGAGCCAGCGCCAAAATCCAAACCAGAACCCCCGAAACCTGCAGAGCCAATCAATATCGAAGGCTTCCCCGATTTCGGTGCCGAAGGCGAGGAAGAGTACGATCCCAAGATCGTGCAACTTTCCAAGGCTGCACAAAGCCAGATCGCCAAGCTGCAACAAGAGCGCGACCAGTTACAGAACCAGCTCGACCGACTTTCCGCCGCTGCTGCTGTCAGCCGATTCGACAGGCTGGTTGCCAATGCTCCCAAAGAATACTTGGACGACCTTGGCGGGCCTATTGAGAGCGATGAGCTACCAGCAGACAGCCCGGCACTACAAAACCGCATCAAGCTATTTCGAGAAATCGAAGCCCTTGATGAGGTTTACTCCAAGAAGGGGCAACAGCTCACCAGAAAGGAACTCTTCGAGCGTGCGCTCAAGAATGTCATCGGCAACAAGAACGCAACTCCCGGTGACATCATGAAGAAACTTCTGGAGAAGAGGAAGCCAACCACAGTAAGCCGCCCCGCTCCCCGACGGGCACCCGTCTCCCCGGATCAGCGAGAGCAAAGCGCGCTTGAACGAATCGCACAGATGACGGGCCTGCCGATCGAAGAAGACGGCAGTGACAAATTCCTCTAAGGACCAACCCAAATGACGATTCAGGCTCAGAACATCAGTGACCTGCTTCAATCAACCCTTGAAGAGTTGGGCGAGTTCAAGCTCACGAACATCGCAACAAACCTCCAGAAGTACGAGGCCGCCAAGCGACTGTTCCGCAAGAACCGCAAGATCACTTCAAGCGGCACAGCAATCAACACGAACGTGCTTGTCAGCTACCCCGCTGTCGCAAAGTTTGAAGGGCTCTACGAGAGCCGCGAGTACAAAACCGCGGATGGGCTCAAGGACACGACGGTGCCGTGGCGCCATGCTCATAGCAGCTACGTCATCGAGAAGCACGAAATCACCATGAACAGCGGCGCCCGGCGCATTCTCGACCTGCTGAAGGTTCGTCGGATGCAGGGCTATCTTTCCCTGTTTGAATTGTGGGAATCGGCTTTCTGGTCGAAGCCGGTTGACTCCACAGACACCAAGACCATTTGGGGCTTGTTTATGAGCGTCGTGCCCGCGAACGGCACGCCCGGCTTTATCGGCGGCAACCCCGCTGGATTTGCCGGCGGCTATGCCGGTCTCGACTCGAACACCTACCCCAACTGGAGGAACTGGGCTGGCAACTACGGCGTCGTTACGCAGACCGACCTGATTCGCAAGGTCAGGGAGGCAATCGACAAGACCAACTTCATCCCCGTTGTCACCGACATTGCCAGCTACAAGTCCGGAACCGATTGCCAAATCTTCGTCAACTACAACACGATGCAGCAGATTGACGAACTTGGCCGCGCTCAGAACGAATCCATCGGCTACGACCTTGGCTATATGGACGGGCGCGTCACCATCCGCGGATGCACCGTCAATTGGGTGCCGCAGATCGACAACACCACGCTCTATCCGGGCAACCCCGTAATCGGTGTCAACTTCGGCGAGCTGGAAGCCCACTTCCTTTCCGGGTTCGACATGGTGGAATCGAAGCCCCGTCCGCTGGACCGAAACCCCAACATCCACGCTGTGGACATCGACACCACAATGAACCTCGTCAACCGCAACCGTCGTGCTCACTTCTATCTTCGGCAGGTCTAACCCATGAACGGAAACTACTCAACACTGAAGCACTCTCTCGGGCACTCGGGCAATCCGATCCCCGACATGGTTGTCTGGGAAGACGAGTTTCTATCGATCGACCTCGACACAACCAACGGGCCGTACCGCTTCAATGTCGCAGCGTCCGGCACCTTCAGCATCCTCGACGAGGCGAACGGGATTCTTCGCCTGTCTGCATCCGCCAACGCCAACTCCGGCGTGACGGCACAGGGACGATCCAACGTTTTCTTCCCCAAGGCCTCCGATCGCTCGATCGGATTCTCTTGGCGTGGAAGGGTCAACATTGGGGCATCCCTTCTGGCAGCCATTGGTCTGGGGGAAGCGAGCGCCACCCACGTTTACGCGGGCGGTACTTTCAGCTCCAACCAGTTCATCGGCTTCCGCATCACCGGCGGCAGGCTTGAAGCGGTCACCCGTGCCGGCGGATCGCCGACCGTCGTTGACCTGCAAGCCGTACCTGCCAATGGTGAGTTCTTCCAGCTGGGATTCCAGCTGGACAACCGCGACAACGTTCGGTTCTTTGTCAACGGGCTGTGGGCTGCCGACATCAAGCTGACAATCCCAGCCGCCACGCAAGGTCTGGCAGTCACCATCGGGGCTCTTCATGCGGCAGGCAACGCTTCCGCGCGCGTTGACACCGACTACGTTCTGGCATCTCAGGAACGCTAACCTTCGCCCCCCATCGTGAAGGAGAAAGCCCGCTGGTCAGAGTGACAGCGGGCTTTTTAAAAAATGCCAGAATCAAACCTCACAATTTCCTACACAGAGCTGATGACCGAGGTTGCCTACGAGATGGGCTACGGGCGGAACTTTCTGCCTCCGGGTCAATCAGACGAAGGCGACCAGTGCGATTCGATCGTGCAGCGTGGCTATCGCATGTTCCTTGTGCCCGAAGCCAGCCCGTTTGGAATGACGCATCAATGGAGCTTTCTGAAGGCTATTGCGACGATCAACTTGGTGTCCGGCACGGCCAACTACGATTTGCCGGACAATTGGGGCGCGCCAATTGGCGAGCCGTTCATCACGTCTGGCAACTACAACACGCCCTTCAGAATCCAGAACGTTGAGATTTCGCACCTCGATTACCACCGAATGAACTTCCCCAATGGCAGCCCGGCGCAGCCCCGCATGCTCAGTATTTTCCCAAAGCCGTTTGTCCCCGCGACCGGGCAACGCTGGCAGGTGGGATTCTATCCAACACCGGGCGCTGGCTACGCTCTGCATTGGCGCTACCACGTTATTCCAAACAGGCTCAGTCAGACGGCGCCTTACCATGCCGGCGGCATGAAGCACAGCCAAACCGTATTGGCGGCGTGCTTGGCGGTGTGCGAATCGGTAAAGCATGAGACGCAGGGCGAGAAGCGGGAGGAGTTCGTGCGAAGGCTCATTGCTTCGATTGCAACGGACAAGAACGAATCGTCGGTTGACTTCGTTGGGCATATGGCGGATTGGCTTCGGTCGTATGGAAGATCAAGCCGCGGTGAAAGCCTTACCCTCAATTTCGGAGCACCCTAATGCCCCTTAAACTGACTAACATCACGCTGGACGGCACCCTTAAGACGCATGTCATGGAGCCGGAAGTGATCGCCATTGCGATTCAGGCGGTAGGCGGCGCGGCGACACTGGCATTTAGCAGCAACGGCGGACCTCCCACTTGGACCATCGCCTCCGGCGCCTCGATAGCGTTGGATGGTCGTGTGCTGCGAGAGCAGGGGAGCCTGTACTTCAACGGTGCGAGCGGCACTGTCCAAGTTATTGAGACGGTGGGGCTGAACACATGACGATCAAGGTGGACAACATTGGCGGGGCGGGCGGGCCGCTTGGAACGATGGCGCAGCAGGACGCCAACGCGGTCAACATCACCGGCGGAACGATAAACGGGACCAATATTGGGCAGACCAACGTGGGAACCGCCCGCTTCTCTCAATTGAACATCACTAATATAGAACTAGGCAACCCAGCGCGCTGGGTGGCTCTCAATACAGAAGGAGCCGATTATACTCTTACCTCTCCAATTTCAAGCGGTGCCGGAATGCCCATCGTCATCGGCGGGACCGGGGCGACGACGGCAGCAGGCGCGCGGACCAATCTTGGTCTCGGCAGCGCGGCCGAGCGCGACGCGAACGCCTTCACGAACCGGCCGCTGATGATCAACGTCAGCGGCAACGCCACGCGCAGTCTGCTTGCCAGCGAGAGCGGCGCAATGGTGCTGATGCGTAATGACAACGGAAACAATGTCGTAGTCCTCCCGTACACGCCTCCCAACGGTACATATTACTGGATTCGGGTTATCGGCGACGAGAACAATCAGCAATTCGTCTATGCATCAGGCGGAGGTTTCGTCGGCAACAATTCAATTGACGGATTGAGTAATGCTGGATCGACCGGCGCAGCCTACGCCACGATGGTGGTGCTTTACGTCGCCGCCGATGACATGTGGCACGTCCTCTACAACGATGGCTGGACCAACCCAAGCTAAGGAGCAACCATGAGCAGCTTTGACATCGACAGGTACATCGCAAGCGGGGCCGTAGTCTCCGAGCTAGCACCCGCTCTGGAGCAGGCCACCATCACCGTTGCCAGCATGGTTCGTGCAGCCG